GCAGATGCTCTTGATACTGTTTTTTCTTCTGTTAGTGGGGATGTAAGTGAAGCTCTTATCCTTGTACAGGATACAGGAAATGAAGCAACATCTCAATTGATAGGTTATATTGATTCTGCAACAGGTTTACCAGTAACACCGAATGGTGGAGATATTACTGTTACGTGGGATAATGGTGCGAATAAGATTTGGAAATTGTAGTCTGATTAATCCATTTACTTAAGAAGGATGTTCGTGCTGAAAAATTTTTCATGAACATCCTTTTTCTTAATTTAATAACAGGTTGATCTAATGGCATGGTATAATTCAAGTTGGTCTAAAAGAATAAAAGTATTACTTTCATCTTCGTATGTTACTGCGAATTTGACAGATTTTGCATTCTTTGTGGATCTTGGACATTCATCTTTTGCTGATTTATTTACTTATGGAAAAGCAGATGGTTCTGATATTAGAGTGACAAGTGCAGATGGTGTTTCTATTCTTACTCATGAATTAGATTGGTTTGATCAATCAGGTGAGAATGGTGAACTTTATGTTAAGATGAGTCCAACTGCTTCCGCTGACTTTGAATTTTATATTTATTTTGGAAATAGTGGAGCGTCGAGTACTTCCTCATCAAGTACTTGGCGTTCTGAGTTTCGCACTATTCTTCACCATAGTGAATTGAGTCCAACTGTTGGTGGTACTGTTAAAGATTCTTCCCAAGTTGGGACTGCTCTTGATGTTTCACAAGTAGGTACTGGATATACGGTTTCTGGATTGACAGGAGTTACAACTAAAAGAGGTATTGCTTTTAGTGCTGGATCTGGATCGGAAGGTGTGACAATTCGTAGAACCTATGTTTCTGGGGATGGTCAACAATTTATCGCTGGTGAAACTTGGATTCGTCGGCATAGTTCACCAATGCAATATTCTGCTTTCTGTTCTATACCGACAGGTAATCCAGCTTTCAGAATGATGATTAGAGATTTTAATACATCAACTGCAGTACTTCGCCTTCGTGTTTATGGTGAAACGAATTATGAGTCAACAGATACTTTTGATCCAGGTTCTGGTTGGAATCATGTTGCTGTTTGTTTTGATGCATCGACAAATATTATTCGTTTCTATGTTAATGGTGTAAAATTAGGGAATGATGTTACGTGTACCGAAACGCTTGATTATACAGATGCAGATTATCTTGCGTTTAATGAAGATAATGGTGATGATTATAATAATTCTGATCGAGGAGAGTCGAGATATTGGGCTTCTAATAGTGAAGTACATACGACTTTAAATTTATCTTGGTATTCTCTACTTTACAATAATTACGTGAATTTTTCATCTGTAGTTACGATTAGTACAACAGAATCACAGATGACGAATATTACTGTTACTTCTGGTATCGCAAGTGCGGAAGCTTTTGGTACTCCAGTTTTAACAACTGGCAATGTTAATATTGCACCGACTGGAATATCTTCAGGTGAAGCTTTTGGGACACCTTTTATTCCAACAGAGATTTTGGTTCCAAGTATAATTTCACAAGAAGCATTTGGTACTCCTACGGTATTCTCAGAACAGTTTATCGTAATTACTTCTGGAATAGCTTCACAAGAAGCATTTGGTACTCTGCAGATTAATCTTACAATTCATGATCCAGGTGGGATAATTTCACAAGAAGCTTTTGGTTCTCCAATAATAAGTAGAGGTCCAGTTAACATTTCACCTTCGTCAATTGTTAGTTCTGAATCTTTTGGGGTAGCTATATTTGCGTATGGGATGTATTACATTAATCTCAATGGACAAGGAATTGGAAGTGCGGAAGCTTTTGGTACTCCATCTTTTAAAATGTCAATTGTTTCAGTTGGTATCACAAGTGCGGAAGCTTTTGGTACTCCAGTTTTAACAACTGGCAATGTTAATATTGCACCGACTGGAATATCTTCAGGTGAAGCTTTTGGGACACCTGTATTATTAGTTGGGAATACTAATATAAATTCGATAGGAATTATTAGTAGCGAAACTTTTGGTTTACCTGGTATAAATACTGGTAATGTTAATATTGTACCTTCAAGTATTGTAAGTGCAGAAGCATTTGGAGCACCTGTAATAATAGTCGGAGAAGTCAATATCTTACCAGTAGGTATTGTTAGTGGTGAGACCTTTGGGTTGCCTATATTAAGTACTGGAGGGGTTACTGTACAAGTTAATAGTATTCTGAGTGCAGAAGCTTTCGGTTTACCTACTTTACATACTGGTAATGTTTTAATATCTGCTAACTCTATATTTTCAGAGGAATCTTTCGGAGCTCTAATTGTAAATCCAGGTCCAGTTAATATAAATCCTATAGGTATCCTAAGTGAGGAAGAATTCGGGAGCTTGCAGATTACAACTGGGTCTGTTAATGTTTCTCCCAGTGGTATCGTAAGTGAAGAAAATTGGGGATCAATTTCAATTAGTATGCAGATACGTGTTGATAGTATTCCGAGTGAAGAGGCTTTTGGTGTATGTAGTTTTACAACTGGTAATGTATCTATACAGATAGAAGGTATAACAAGTGAAGAGGATTTTGGATCATGTATTGTTAGAAATCTTTGGGTTCTTTATCCTGAGTCAATTAATAGTTCTGAAGCTTTTGGTGTTCCTTTAATCCGTGTTATTACTTCTAATGCTTTTCAAACGATGATGGAAAATGATTTAGATGAGACTTTCTTTAACGATACAGAATTTGCGGAACATGCGACATATGAACATAAATCCGGATATATATTTGATCTAATAGTTATATTTGACAACGAATACATAGCTGTTGATCCAGATACCGGAGTTGATTTTATTAGTCGTGATCCGCAAGTACAGTGTCAAACATCTAAATTTATAGAACGTATTCGTAAAGGTGATAAAATAGTTATACGTGGAGAACGATATGAGGTTCTGGGTAATCAACCGGATGGAGTTGGAGTAACAATTATTAATATACATAAAGAGAAGACAATATGAATTATCCAACAGATATATTTGTATATCCACATAACAAACAACCACACCCGAGAATATTAATTCGTAATCGTGTTAAAGAGTTATTAATAAAGAATACTGATTTGGGTGGGCATTGGTTCTGCTCAAGACCTAAGCCTATCTTTTACACAGAAACTCCGTGTGGTTTGATCTACTTTACGACAGAACCAGCGGATCATCAAAATACAGCTCCCAGAAATTATAAGAGGGAGCTTAGTTTGACAACAGAAGTTGCAATGGTTTCTAATTCAGAAAGAGAAAACGAACTTGACGATTGGTTAGATTCACGAGCGTACGAAATAGAACAGACATTTGGTGGAGATCGCTTTCTTGGATTAAAGGGATTAGTTGGTGATGTTACGTTTGTACGAACGGAGCCTGTTGATATCGTGGCAGACGGGGATGTAGAAGTAGGTGCTTTACGATTGTTTTGGAATATAACTTACTTTACGAATCTCTTTTATACTGGTAAACTGGATGAATTTCTAAAATATAGTGCCGATTGGGAAGTGCATGAAGAGCATGAAGGATCAGAAGCTGTTGACAACGTAACTATAAGGGAGGAATAACTATGATAATTTCAAAGGTAAAGCCAAGAGTCCCAGGAAGTATTGTAAGGGATACTAATGGGACTATCTTACCGCAAGAAGGAGAATTAATTCCAATGTCTACTTATTGGCGAAGGAGACTTAAGGATGGAGATATTGTTCTTGTGGAAGATACGATTATAGATGATAAATCTTCGAAAGGAGATAATTCATTATCTGAATTGATGTCCGTTAAACAGAAGAAAAAAATTAATACTGGAGGTATCAAATGACAATTAGTACAGATCTTCGTGTTCCATTTATATATGTGGAATTTGATCCGTCGAGAGCATTTACAGGACCGAGTTTACTTCAATATAATGCTCTCTTAATTGGTGGAAGAACGTCTGGCGGAACTCGGGCAGAATTAATAATTGATAGAGTAACAAGTTATGATGAAGCAACAAAATTTTATGGAAGCGGTTCTCAACTTGCTCGTATGTTTAAGAAATTTTTTCAAGGGAACAGAACAACTATTGTCTATGGTGTTTCGTTGGATGATGCTGGTGCAGGAGTAAAGGCGACTGGTACATTCGTAATTGGTGGAACAGCGACTGCTCCTGGTTCTTTTACAGCATATATTGGTGGGGAGCGTCTTGTTATTGCGGTAACTGTGGGAATGACTGCGGATCAGATTGGGGCCGCTCTTGTCGCTGCGATACATAATGGGCTTCCTATTACTGGAGTAAATGCTGCCGGAACCGTAACAATAACCGCAAAGAATGCTGGCGAACCGGGGAATGATATTGATTTACGAATGAATTATAATTCAGGTGAAGAATTACCAACTGGTATTACTTGTACTGTAAATGCTATGTCTGCAGGAGCAAATAATCCAGATATACAAGATGTTATTGATATACTTGGAGATAACTGGTATCAAGTGATCTGTGCTCCGTATTATGATGCGACAAACTTGAATGCAATTGAAGCAGAACTTTCAGATAGATTCGGGCCATTGCGGATGATTGACGGACAGTACATTACTTCTCGACGTGGAACACTTGCGCAATTATCAACTTTTGGTAATGGAAGAAACAGTCAATTTGTGGAGTGTGTGCATAGTCAAAAGATACCTGGATGTTCGTTCGAGTTTGCGGCTGCATGGGCTGCACAGATAGCTAAAGAAGGACAACAAGATCCGGCAGCGCCTTTTCAAACGATTGAGCTTGTAGGTATTCTTCCTCCAGGGAAAATGGAAAGATTTACAAATACGGAGAATAATACTCTTTTGTACGATGGGATCTCTACATTTTATGTGGATAATGCTGGTAAAGTCCGAATGCAGCGTGCGATTACTATGTATCAAAAGAATGCTCTTGGTGCGGATGATATTGCGTATCTTGATGTTAATACGATGTTGACTTTGATGTATTTACGGTATGATTTCCGTACACAGATACTTACGAGATATCCTCGTGCTAAGCTTGCGGATGATGGTGTGCAAGTGGGTCCAGGACAGCAAGTAATGACTCCAAAACTTGGAAAAGCTGAAGCTATAAATATTTTTAGAGGTTGGGAGTTTCTTGGATTATGCGAAAATGTTGCTCAATTTAAACAGGATCTTGTCTGTGTTCGGTCAACTACAGATCCAAATCGTTTGGAATGGTTGTTACCTCCTGATTTAATGAATCAATTTAGAGTCGGTGCAGCTGTAATTCAATTTCTTCTTGAGAGTCCTGTTTAACTATAGTCTTTCTGGAAGTAAGTTAATGAGATAAACTTTTTATTGGAGGTTAGATATGTCTAATGATGTTGTTGGAGGAATTATCGAGTTGAAATTAAATGGTGAAATCTACCTGGCTAAAGGAAATTTCACTTATAATCTCGGTAAACCAAAGTACGAGCCGGTAATCGGTGCGGATCGAGTCCATGGTTATAAAGGTACACCACAAGCTGCTCGTATCGAGGGAGAGATTACTGATACTTCAGAGCTTGACGTGGAAAAAATTGTAACGATAAATAATGCGACTGCGACTTTATCTCTTGAAAATGGTAAAATAATTGTTTTGAAAAACGCACGATATACAGGTGATGGGGATATCCAAACAGAGGAAGGAAATATACAACTTGTTCTGCATGGTTTAAGTGCAGAAGAAATTAGATAGTTTAAAATTTATTCTATATTAACAATTAACAATTAACATTTAATAATTAACATTTAACATTTAATCTGGAGGAATCCAATGTCAGAACAAAATGCCGAAAGTATAAACGAAGAGCGGAAGCAATTCGACATCCCTCATGAAATTAAACTTTCTGTTCCTGTTAAATGGGGAAAGGATGAAGAAGAAGTTTCATCCATTACAGTTATTCGCCGGTTAAAAGCCGGTGATTTCAAAGGTATCCAAGCTAATAGTATTAAATTTGATGATATGATTAAGCTTGCATCTAAGATTACTGGAGAGTCAAGAACATTTATCGAAGAAATGGATTCAATGGATTTCTTTGAATTGTCAGAAGTGTTAAACTCTTTTTTGCCAGTTTCCCGTTAGACTGGCGGGAATGGTTAGGTGCATTCGCTTATAATTATAAATTCTCACAGTCTGATTTAATGGATATGGATGCAGAAGATATTCAATTCTGGAAAATACAATTGGAAAATACAAGTAAAGCGTTAAAACAAGGACGAAGATAGAAATGTCGATACCTCCAATTAGAATCGTTATTGCTGGAGTAGATAAGTTTTCAGCTACTCTTGGTAAATCGCTTCAAAGTATTGGTAAAATAGGAAAGAAAGTTGCGAGCGCTGGTCGTATAATGACTATGGCAGTGACACTTCCTGTTCTGGCAATGGGCGCGAGTACGCTTAAGACTGCGGCAGATTTTGAAACGTCAATGAATCGAGTTCAGAACCTTACAAGTGCAACAGGGTCCGAGCTGGTTCAAATGCAGAATCAAGCTCGGGATCTTGGTGCAACTACGATGTTTACTGCGAGTCAAGCAGCAGATGCGATGGGTTTCTTAGGGATGGCTGGTTTCGAGACTAATGAAATTATTTCGGCTATGCCAGCAACTTTGAATCTTGCAGCTGCGAGTCAGATGGAACTTGCACAAACAGCGGATCTTGTTTCTAATGTATTGACAGGATATAATACAGATGCAACGAAAACTGGGATGGTTACAGATGTTCTTGTATCTACTTTCCAGAATGCAAATACGAATTTAGAGCAATTGGGTGATGCGATGAGATATGTTGCTCCAATTGCAGCAAGTATG